TGTCCATTGGCCTTTGCATAACATTAAATGGACGCGACCACCTCACTTATGTATTTCGGTGAGGTTCCGGTGGGTTATCTCTGTGACCCGCTGGGCTCGCACTACGTGGAGCTTGGGAGTCGCCTCACCCCGGAGGAGACTGTGGAACTAGCAACATGTTGGGCGGGTAGTCAACAGTGGTCCCGTTCCAGGACGACAACAGTAGAGACGAGGGTCACCGTTGTGGCCCAGAGACCCAGCCCTGTGGTCGAGGAGCTCCCTGAGCAAGGAGACACGAGGGGTTTGTGGACACGTCTAGTCGACTGGGTGAAAACGCCAAACAGGGGTGCATGCCGCATTGCGGATGTCGGGTGCACGGCGGACGAGGCCACGAGCTTGGTGGAGAGTGAAAGCAGTTCGGAATCAGAGTCGGGCGCGACCGAGATCGTAACTGTAACAGAAATCGAGACGACGAGCAGGAGCCTGGTGCTGTGGAATGGTGATCGAGCGATCAGATCCGAGGAGCGTGCTCTTGTCAGGTCCACCCGTGACATTGTCACTAGGGAAGACCGGGAGGACGCTGTCTTTGGTGATCCGGCTGAACCAACGGCTTCCAAGCAGACGTACAAGAAATTCGTTGAAATCGAGTACGCCAGGGGTCGTAAACGCGGAACAAGAGGCAAACAAAGGCCCTACCGCTGTAAGAAGATCGAATACTGCTCACTGTTGGAACATGCTGTCAGGCTAATGTCCGACCCCAATTTCAAGTTCAGTGATGGCGAGCTGGCAGATGTTTACCGCGAGCTCATGGCCGTACACAAGCGAGAGGGGTGCGAGATAGGCTTCGGCAACAAGAAGACCAAGAAAATCGTCTACGAGAGGGCGAGCCCAGGCAGTCATGGAGCAATGGTAGCATCACACTGTCGGGAGGCCTTATGCCCTGGTTCTGGATTTGTCCAAGCACAATTTGAAATGGTGAGGAAGGAGGTGGCTAACGATCTCAGGGCACGTTGGATGATACACTGGGCAGCCACGGAAAATCGGACCCGGCCAACGGTCGGTCAGAGGATCCGGCTGAGCTGGTGGTGTCTCAAGACCAACCTGGGACTGTCAGCCCCTCTCCCTCCCCGCCAATAGGCTAGCGTGGTTGAGAGGGAAATGGTTTGTTATGGTGGGCCTCGGCCGAAGAAGCACGCCCCGGATTGTTCCGGAACTGAATGCTCCGGCTCTCAACTTACCATCACCCATATGCCCTCCAACTATCGCTGCCGCCCAACCCGTAGGCCTCAGATGTACATGTCTCCTCCCGTTATCAACACTCAGATCACACAGCAACGCTGGTTTTATCCCAAGCCATGCATTTGCAACATAATTAATGCGCTGGAGATGAGGGTTGGTAAATGTGTCCGAAGGCCTAACGAGAAATACATTGAGGAGTATGTCACCCCCTTTGCAGTCACCTTAGCGAGTTATTGTTCATCCCGACCTGTTCGGTACTCGGAGGTATACGCGGGCTACACTGGGGCAAAACGCGCACGCTACCAGCGCGCCCATGAAAATCTGTTGAAACAAGGCAAGTTGGTCAGGAAGGACCAGAGTCGCGTCAAGATGTTCGTCAAGATGGAAGCCTACAAATTCGATGATGAGAAACCTTATCCGGACTGCCGAGCCATTCAGTTCCGGTCCTTTGAGTACACGCTACAGCTTGCCTCAATCATAAGGAGGGCGGAACACAAAATGTATTTGTCTCATGACATACCAGGCTTTGGCCAGGGACGTCATTTCGGCAAGAATTTGTGCCCCCGTTCTCTCGCCCGAGAGTTGAGGAAAGCTTATGACAGCATCCCCGGTTGTAGGATTGTTTTGCTCGATGTCACTAGGTTCGATGCGCATGTCTCGAAGCCCCTGATGCGGAGGGTGGAGCATGTGTTTTGGGAAAAGGCCTGTGACCATCCACAATTGAAGGAGATGTTAAAGTGGAAATTAGACAATGAAGGCTCAGCTCGAAGTGGCGAGGACCAAGTCAGGTATAGAGTGAGGGGTGGCAGGATGTCAGGGGACGCAGACACCGGCGCGAGCAATTGTGTTCAGGTGGCTTGTGCTCTCGCATCCATGGCCAAGCTAGCCGGGCTTAAGAGATTCGCCATGAACGTGAACGGAGATGACAGTGTTTTTCTGTACGAGGGTGACTTAAGTGACGATTTCATCATCAAACACTTTGACCAACTGGGTATGGAGGTTAAGATAGAGGGCAGGCCAGATTCATTTGAGGAGATTGACTACTGCCAAGCAAGGCCAGTGAGGGTAGAGGGTGATTGGGTCATGATTCGAAATCCCAGTAAGGTCATGACCAAGGTTGGATTGACCCACAAGATGCAAGGAGTCTCCAACTACCTCAAGCGAGTGTACACAACCTGTTTGGGCGAGTTGTCACTGGCAAGGGGCATCCCCGTCATTCAACCCTACCTTGAAAGGTTGTTGTTTTTGACTCTCAGTCAGATGAATAAGAGATCCTCTAAGAGACCAATCTTAAACCAGGCTATTTCCGATAGTTACCGGTTGTCTGGGTGGCTCCCCGCTGACTGGAAGAGTGGACGCACTATCCCTATCAGTGTGGAGACGCGGACCAGCTTTGCCAAAGCCTTTGGCATACCAGTTGCCCATCAGATTCAATTGGAAGGTGAGATCAGCAGGTGGACAGCTGATTTCACGGTCCCATCCAGGGGTTGGCCCATAATGCATCCCTGGAACCTCACGGGACCCGAGAAAGAAAGATGGTAGAATGGGGTTTGCCACCTTAAATCGCCCAAAACGCACAGCGTGCTAAACAAAATGCCAAGAGACTGCACGGGTGAGCCCGACGGGGTGGTGGCAGATGAACAGTCCGCGAGTTGGCGCGCATCCCATACACCATCAAAATGACAAAACAAAAGAAAACCAAAGCCGCAGTCAAGACTGCCAAAAAGAAGAATTCTGGCCAAATGGTCCAAAGAAGGGTCCAGGTGCCTGCCGCAAATGGTAGTGTGCTTAGCCCGTCAAAGTTCTCGATGCAAACTGTTTCCGAAGGCGTGGTGAGGTTTCGTGGCCATGAGCTCCTAGGGGCCCTAGGCACCGTGGCCCTTTCCACCATCGCGGGCGTGTTTGACCTGAACCCGGCCTGTTGGCGCAACTCGAGGTTGTCTAGGATCGCTGCTACCTACGAGAAGTACCGCTACGACTCATTCACCATCAGGTACCATCCTACCGTTCCAACCATCGCGCCCAACGGGATCGCTACTTATGTGGAATTGGAGATCGAAGAGGACATTGCCACTAATGTGACCGCTGCGTTGAACCACCAGTACTCAGCCATGGGTCCTGCTTGGGCACCGCATGAGGTCCATTACCGCCGGCCAACTCAAGACCCCAAGGCCTATTATTTAACCGACCGCGTGGTGGGCAACAGGAGCGACATGTCACAAGGAAAGATTGTGTGTTTGTCGAATGCAGATGGCCCACAGGCATTTGGATACGTTTCCATCGAGTACGATGTGGTGTTCATGTATCCTGAGCTGGAGCCAGGTTATCCGGGTGAGCAATACATCCAGTCGTCCGCCACAATTCCAGTGTTGGCACCTGGCAGCAACATCATCACCAACCCCAACTGGAGCCACGTTGGAGCCCGTGCGGCGGAGGTTGTTTTGGAGGAGGTGCTCCCTGGTTGCTTCAATGCTGCGGGGGCGACTATTGACTTCGCAATTGGGTCAGTCCTTTACACAGCGTGGGACGGCGTTGCGTGGTTGCTCTATCAGAACCTGGAGCAGGCTCTTTCTTTGGTGAACCCAATCAGAACCACGGCGGGACTAGCAGGGACAACACTGAATTACTTCGTGCGCAAGTTGACTAACGGAATTCCTTAAAATCTTAAAACATTGTGGCAGAGCACATGGGATAGTGTTCGGGCTTCACGACCCCGCCACCTTCGAGTGACCGAAAGTGCCCTAACAGGTGGTTCCCTGAGGGGCAGCCGGGATTGACGCCCCGGGGTTCTAAGACAGTCAGGCGCTGGGACCTGGTGCGAGTGGGTGGACGAAACGAGGGGCAGTGTGCTAATGGGGTAAGGACAGTCTATGGCGTAAGAATAGTGCGTCGCCCAAAAGGGGCATTCTGTCCGGCAGGCTACTCACCGTTTCGTCGTCGCTAACTGAGCCAGTTGACCAGGGACGCAAGTCCAACCCGACCCATGCCGAGGGGTGTCCAGAAAGCCGAAGTGGGTGGGATCCACCTAGGTGCGACCTGATCGCGGTTTGAGCTGCCAAGCGAAAGCGTTCCTGTCTTAGGATGGGAGGGGCCGGCAGCAGCCGAAGAAAGGAAACTAAGAGGCTCAGAAATGAGTTGAGAAGAGCTGGGTGACTTGTTCACCCAGGGCCCCCC